ACCGATAGACCATCACCACCCTTTGATTCCCACGATCTGTAGCAGAATGTTACTGATACTCTAACGATACCATCTCCACCATGTGCGACAGGTGTGATGTTCAACAATCTGGGAAATGCTTCCTTGAGTTTCCACCGTGATCGAATATTATCTTTTCGGTCCAAAACTTTTATTTCTACTGAACCTTTCAACGCATATTCATTGTAATAGTTTGGTTCTTTGCCGCCTTTGGGAACAACTTCATACATCCAGTTTTCTAGATAGGTTCTCGGAGTCCAATCGGAATCGCAGTAGAAGGTGAACGCGGCAGATTCACCAAAGTATTCTATACCATGAACTCTGTTCTCTGTCCACATTCCGATCTTGGTTGGTGCCCATAGTGCCTGCAAGCCTGGCACAGAAGCTTCTTCACAGAGAAGTGAAGGCATTCTGTCGCCGCCAACAGGACTGTTTAACTGAATCTCAAATCTGTTTGCTCTAGCTAGGTCACTACTTCTGACTTGACTGAGAAAACTGTTTAGGTCAAAATTTGCCATTTACATCATACCCCTAGAGTCTGAAAATACCGAGGACTTACTTGTGTTAAAATCTTCTACGGGAAGGAATATTGCAGCCTTCCAATCAAGTGGGTCGATCCTGTAAAAAGAACTACGCATCTGTGTAGTCAAATATCTTTTTACACAAGGTTTGACTTCTGGAAATCTGGCAGCACTACTCAATAACTCCCAACTATATCTCATCTGTGACTGAGAAGTTATTTCTTTGTCATCCAGAGTTTCCAGCAGTTTACCTAATAACTGCGCCCGTAAAAGATACGGTAGATAATGTAAATTCATTCCCCAGAATCCATCGTTTGTTGGTTCAAACGGCAGACACAATGGAAATGCATCAAAGTACGGCAACTTCTTTTTATGTTTTGCGTCATATCTGAACAGATACATTTCACCAATATCATATATGGTCTGTCTCTTTGCAATGCTAGAAGACATCGCTGTACTCGGGTTGTTGATTCCCCTCGCAACGTTTCTGACCTGATTCATGTACCAATTATACGATCTTGACTGATCGTTGGAATTGGCCCTTATCTGTTCAAATGGGTTTGCCATGGACACTATTTATAAGAGATTCCCAATTCCTTTTCGGTTATTATCTTAAATTCCCATCCACGGTCAAGACAATATTCCTTTGCGGATTTCCATTTGGCCTCGTTGACTCCCCATTGCGCCACCTCTTCTAAATATCTTTTTGTTCTTTTTCTTGGTTCTGGTGGTTTTGTAAACCTAGATGGTTTGATTTCTATGAGGTAAGACTTGCCCTTTATGTTCACATAGAAGTCAACATAGTATCTGTGTACTCTTTTGTCCAGTGGAGACCTGTATGGGATAATGATTGACTCAGAAGACCATGACATGACATCTGGATTCATGTCACACCAATTCATAAATTTCAATTCATATCCAGACCTATACACTATCTGCCGAGAGTCCCCGACATATTTCTTAGAGTTTTTGGGAATAAATTTCCCTTGATGCAAATCTTTTCTATATGGCATTATAAATAGTCCAACAATAACTAAACTATTTAGGTACGAGACCCATGGCAACAGAAGCCGATCTTATTCCGCGAACCCAGACCACACTGTATAACACCAGACCAACGTCTAATAACGGGTTCAGTACAGTCGAGCCTAGATTGAAACCCCCATTTTATTATAGATTTCCGATGGACATGGACATTTCAAACCGCACTGGTAGCGGTGGTCCAGTACACACCGTTAGGATAACCGCCAAGTCTGCTGGTAGTGGCGGTCAAGTGGGGGACATCGGCGAAGGAATTAAGGATGGCATCGATTCTCTAGTGGATCAATTTGGCCCTCAAGGAGAAGATGGTAACAGCAATGCTCAAGCAGCAGAAAACGGAGGCGGCGCCGGGGGAACTGGTTCTGCAACCTCAGCTGGAGGCGATGGAAATGGCGCCGGCGGAGGCGGCGGAGGCGGCGGTGGTGGTGGAGGCGGCGGAAGCGGCGGTAATACTCAAAACTTGGGAAGTATGGAATTTATTATGACCAACTCCCCAGAGAATAGAATGTCTGCTCAGTGGGATGGAACCGATTTTGGTCTTTTGGGTGCTGCTCTAGAACAGTACAGAAAAGGTAACTCTATAGAAGACTCATTGAAAGCTATTGCAAACAATCCAGATGATGTAGCTGAATACGCCCTAAGAAAAACTGTTGCTATGGCCACTGCTGTAAAACAGTTGGCATTGGGTGGCACTGCTCCAGATGCTATTGCTGCTGCTTCTAAAAGAGTAGAAAACCCTTTTAGGGAACAGTTGTTCAAAACCATGAACTTCAGAACATTCCCCATGCAGTTTAAACTTGCCCCCAAGAGTCCGGCCGAAAGTGGACAGTTGCAAAACGCTCTCAGAGAGTTAGAAAGACATATGCACCCAGAAAAGGATGGTTTATTTTTGGTTTACCCCTCTGAATTTGAAGTAGAATTTTTGTATAATGGAACACCAAATGATTTTTTGCCGAAACTCAATACAGCTGTCTTGACTGACATGAACGTACAATACGGTCACGGCGGATTCATGACCAGTTTTGCTAATGCTGGTGGCGCCCCAACTGAAATCACCGTAACTCTCTCGTTCAAAGAACTCTTTACAAGAGACAGAAGTCATATTGATTAAGGAACCAAACAAATGTTTTTTAATAAATTTCCGAGAACTAGATATGTCATTGATAATTCGGCTTTCAGCGTCCCCGATCTTTTTCGCAGGGTTGCTCCAAATGAAAAAATAAATGAACAGTTTGCTTTGGAGAGGTATGCAGTGAGAGATGGCCAGTCACCCGAAAATCTCTCGTATGACTATTATGGATTCACTAAGTACTACTGGACAATATTGTTGGCGAACAACATTATCAATCCATATGATGAGTGGGTGAAGGATTCTGCCGACCTGTACGCTTATGCTTTAGATAAGTATGGTAGTGCGGAGAGATTAAGAGACCCCCATCACTATGTTTTCGCCGATGGCAATGTACAGGTAGACTACAGTCAAGAAAATGTTGATGGTGGATTCGTGATCCCTGTGACAAACTTTGAATACGAAGTCGCAGAAAACGAAAAGAAAAGAGTTATTAAACTTGTAAGAAAGGAACACATCGAAACCTTTTCAAGACAATTTGAAAACCTTGTGAGAAGTTAAATAATGGCTAAAACCGAAGAACGACTAGTACCAGGCCGATTTAAGCCCAATACGATCACCCTCTCTGGTCAAGGTGGATCGCAGGACTTAAAGTTTTTTGCTCTGGAAGTAATCATTTATGAAAACGTTTTGCAGAATTGTATCTTTGCTGACGTTTCACTTGGTGATGCAAAAAACCTGCTTAAAACATTGAAACTCAAGGGCGGCGGTTCAAATGAAAAGGTAAAGATAAGTTTTCAGTCCACTTATCCAGACAGGGGCGCTTCTCTAGATTTTGAATTCATTGTTTACGGAATCGAAAACAGATCACTCAAAGAGGATAGAGAACAATTTTATACTCTTAGATGTGTATCAGAGGAAGGATATAACAATCCTAGTAGGGTTGCCACAAAAAGATTTGATGGAGAACCACAGGCGGTAATACAACAAATCTATGATGAGTATGTAAGTATCGGCAAAGGATTGGATTTCTTTGGGGTGACATTTAAGAAACCAGAGTTTGTTATGACTGCAAACTATTGGTCTGGGTTTAGGTCGATGAACTACGCCTGCAAACAGAACGCACCCAATCTTCCCTATATGTTGAACGTGTTGTACTTTCAAAGTGACAAGAAAAACTACTGCACTAGTCTGTCACGAATGAGACACGTTTACAAGTCTTCAAGACTTCTGTATGATTATTTTGAATTGCTTCCGAACCTCGACGGGGAATCTGCCGGCGGTGACGGTAGCAATAGACCAAGTGAGTATAGTTATATACACCCGTTTGTTCATGCGAGTTACAATGTAATACGAAATTTTTCTGGACCAAACGTCAGCAATGCTATCGATGATTTTAACAATGGATACATGGGGACACTTGGTATTGGCTTCGACATGATGAAGAGATTGCCATATCACATGATGTTTGATTACACGCCGAATCAGGCGGGTGTTCCTGGCTTGCCTCCGGTTGCAGGAAACAAGGCTACTATCAAAGAGAAGTTTGACAGTTTCCATCACCTTGCTCCGGTAAATCCCATTTCTGATGAAGTGAAATTTCACCCCTACTCAAACGTTAGAATGAAGATTGGTAACCACAACCTCTGGGATGATAAAGAGTTTGGATACGAGAAAAAGTTTTTCCAAGACACTGTTTATAGGGACACTGGTGTTTCGGAAATCACCAGAAACCAAGTGGACATTCTAGTGAATGGCAGAACCGATGTTGACTTGGGACAACTGGTTTACATAAGAATACCAGACGTAGGTCCGAGAGGTATGGGTAGAGCTGAAGGTAAAGGTTCTGAAGAGGACAAAAGGACTTCTGGTTTGTATCAGATTGTTGGTATTAGACATGAATTTAAATTTGGTGATGAGTTTGACCACCAAATGAAACTGGAGTGTATTAGAGATGCACATGAGGAATCTTAATAATGGGAAACGTTAGATATCCTGAGTTTTCTTGGTGGCAAGGTGTTGTAGAGGACAGGGATGACCCTGCTCTCATGGGAAGATATCGTGTTCGTATTTTAGGACACCACACACAGAACAAAGAGAAACTGCCCACTGAACATCTTCCGTGGTCAATTCCGTTGCAACCAATTTCTTCTGCAGCCATTTCTGGTATTGGAACTTCACCGACAGGATTGGTTGAAGGTTCTGCTGTTATGGGATTTTTTGCAGATGGTGACGAAGGTCAGATTCCTGTCATCATGGGATCGTTTGGTGTTACCTCGCACCTGCCAAGAGAGGATGATAATGGTGAGGTCATTCCCTTTGATAGAAGTCTTGTAGGATTCTATGATCCAAAAGGTGTTCATCCACACTATCGATATCCTAAGAGAAAGGTTACAAACAAACAGAAACCGGAACCAGCGGATGGTGTCACCCACTCTAGCGGTAGACCCAGAGAGACCCCAGAGTACAGTGATGACGGTGAGGATGTTGGTGAGAACATCTTACAGGAAGCGGATTCTTCCCGTCTCGCTAGGGGTGTCCCAGGCGAACAGCCTCACGTTGAAGAACATTACTCTCTAAAAGGCAAAAGAGAAAGTCGAGTCACGGACATACCAATTGCTATGCCCAATCTTGTCAGCGGAGGTACAAGACCGAAGGGATT